CTTTCTTTGAAATACTTGAGTTATAAACGGTATTTCTAATCGTTCTAGTTATGCACCTTGCGATCCATAGATTCCTCTCCAATCGGAGAAACCAAATGAATATCTTTCACGAGCCTTGTATCTGATGTTTCCAGTCGAAAAGTCTGGCTCCATAGAAGTTTCCATACCACTTCTTTGGAACATTTTTAGACCATCGCCTTGATCAGTTACAGAAGTTAAGATGAAGAAAGCATCTGGGTCTGTCAGATAATGATTCACTGAATAACCACCAGAAAGAACACCAGTGTTCTTAATAGCGTTCAGGTCATTGTCTGAAGTTCCAGTTCTTAACTGAGAATTTAAAATTCTGTCAGCTACAAAAATAAGTTCGCTAGGAACTATCATTTTTGATGCTTGTACAGAAATTGTTAATCCTCTGTCATCCGTGAAATCACTTATGTCGATTAACGCATCTTCTAATGAAGTTTCGTTTAAATCAGCCATTGATGTAGCTCTGTTAGCAGCTGTTCCACCACCAGAAAGTGGGTGAGCAGTGTTAATTAGAGATTTACCATCTCCACCAGTAAAACTGGATGAGAAAGCGTTGTTGAGAACATCGGCACCTTTTACTTCTTTGGGGTTAGCCATTGATTTAGCTAGTGCTTTTGTGTATCTCTTACCTAAAGAATCATAGAGATTATCTTCGATTGCTTCTTCGGTTAGAGCAAACGCTAACGCCACTGTATCGTGGGTGTAACGTGCACTGTAACTTTCAGATGCGTTGTCGAAACTAACGCCTTGACCTTCAGTCTTTGTTGGTGCTGAACCAAATCCAGATATCAACACCTCTTCTTCAAAGGCACGGTTGGAATCTTCTATAGAGAAAATATCCTCGTACTCTCTGTTGTACTCATCATAAGATAAGCCAAAGAGGCTGTTTAATCCGGGTTCTAACTCTTTAGCGAGTTGAGCTCTTGATATTGCCATTATTTACCTACCTTATGCTAGACCAGCACCTTTAACTCCATTGACATGATTACAAATCGTGCAATAGACGTTGGTGTTAGCTGACGCTACGTCATCGTTATCAGGGTCCTGTGAAATATCTAATGCTTTTAGAGGCAACGTAGTGGCGGTTCCGCCAGTTGTTACATCAAGTTCTACATTAGAACGTCCAGAGGCTGTATCGCCAACAGGAGAGTTTTCAACAATGTCAAAATTTCCGAACAAGTCAGCTACTGGAAAAGCAGCATCTGCTTGTACTTCAAAAACAACATTACTGTCATCAATCACGTTAGCTACTATATCGGAAGCTGAAACGCTACCGGGATAGTAATTTTTAAAAACTTGTTCGCCTGTCGTTGGGTCAGTATAACTGACTCCGTTAAACACTCCGACAACAGGAACAGTACCAGTGGCAGCGTGTCTACCTAATACACCAGCTGTAAGCTGTGTTACCAAGTCGCCTTGATAAATTGGTGTAGTAGCTCCACTAGCTATCCTATATCTGGATTGTCCTCCAGAATAAGGTGCTCCGCCATTCATACGAACAGGTTTTAATCCAAATGGGGCATCTTTATTAGCCATATTTTTTACCTATTAAGTTATGATCGTTACTTTTTCCCAAAAGTAACATTAGACTTTCTTTGCGAGTCATACTTGACATACCGTCCATCTTTAGCAGATTCATTAAACATATTATTGTCTAATGCTTCTCTTGCTTGTTGGTTTTTGCCTGAGTAATAAGCATTACGTTCAGCAATGGTTTCAAGAGGAATCTTCGCTAAGAGTAGTCCTTCGTTATAAACTACGCCAGCGTGTCTACCAGAATCCATAGTTGGTAATTCAAATTCTTCTGGTAGATCGGACCCTTTTACAAGCTCCCAACCTTCCCTAATCCTTCGACTTACGTTTGCTCTGTCCTCTTGCCCCATCATTGATTCTCTTATCCAACGATATTCATATCCTTCAGGTGCTTGAGGTGTTTCTAGTTTTCTTACTGGTCGCCATGGGGTTCTCTGCGAATTTTTAGCGTGATTTTCGGATTCACGAGATTTTCTGGTTATTGTTTCTTGTTCTATTTCATTAGTCATCTTATTTAGCCTCTCTTAGTGAAATTTTTTGTTTCTCTTTAGCAACAGATTTAAGCCATGCGTCTTCCGACATATTATGTGGTTTCAATCCTCTAAGACGTTCAACTTCTGATTTTGAAAAAGTCACACCGTTCTTCTTGCCTTGTGTTTTTTGACGACTTCCTACGGAAGTTGAAGCGACTCTTTGCACAGCGGGTCTGGCTTCTGATTGTACGTCATTTTTTTG